ACCTGTTGGCGCTATTGAAGACCGTTGACCGGAAAACTTTGATGCTTGGTCTCCATAGCAGTTAAAACGATCAACTGGAAAAATGACACCAACGATGTTCGTCACACTAGCCCCAGCATTCCGCTGGTCGATCACCATCGCGCCGTTGATGATGCGGTTAACCATGCCAACCTTTGGCGCTGTATTCTGTACGCTTGTATCTGGGAAGGTGATACTGTCACCTGAGTATGCGATTGTCATTTGTTACTCCCAGAGAATATTGATTGAACCGGCGTCGAACGTGTCTGTGCCGTTGACTGTGGTGATGCGGATGCGGTCAAGAGTACCAGCCAAAGTGATTCCACCTCCACCAATACCCATCTCTGTGGCCCCAGTAATACCACCAAGATATGAGCCAATCCAAGTCGCGCCAGACACATTAACCAGTGACATTGATCCATATCTTGAATAATTAGCCGAAGCATTAGCGCCCAAGCCTATTCCAGTAGTAACTGAGCTAATACCCGGTGTTCCGGCAATATATGCAGTAGTTCCGTTATATCCTGCGATAGTTATTCCAGAACTGTATCCAAGTTGAACAATAGGTATTGAAGTTCCGCTTGTACTCACCCCATTAAACATCACCGTAATTCGCTTCACCCACGATGGGATGCCCGTAAAGTCAATGCTAGTTCCGCTTGTGGATGCTTGCGCTGTTCCCGATGTAAGTGGTTGAGTCAGCATAGCCGGAGTAACAACCCCAGTCGAGCCGGTAGATACCACAGTACCAGTTGCATCAGGCAGCGTAAGCGTCTGCGTTGCGTTTGTACTGGGTGCTAATAGGGTGACTGACCCTGTGCCTGTTGCCCCGCCTTGGACTGCTAGTAAGCTCATTTGGCCTCCAATGCCGTGATACGGTCAGTTAGGGTAAGGATCATTGCTTGCTGCTCTTGGATTGCAGCGGTCAGTGTGGCGACAAGGAATGAAGTATCAATACCTTGGTACTGTGGTTTGCCTTCAGCGTCTACTGCATCTTTCTCGCCAGTGACACAACCCGGTTCGACTTCAGCTAGTTCGTGAGCGATAAAGCCTTGACCGTCTGAGCCGTCAATCTTCCACTTGTAAGTGACGGGCTTAAGTGCAGCGACCTTTTCCAGTGCGCCTGTCATTGGTGCAATGGTGTCTTTCAGGCGGTAGTCGGAAGATGTTACGTAAGTGGTGTTAGAACCAGACTTGCCAATGCGTCCAACTTCGGTGTTAGTGGAGTCAAAGAATCCAATAAAACCTTGAGTGGCAGACTCGCCTTTAACCCCAATTGAAAATGGGTCTGTACTTGAGGCCGAAACAACAATATAACCATTGACGCTACTTGTGCTAGAGGTTCGACCCGCTTGTATCTGACCCGTCACACTCCCTGTTCGGCTTGCCATTACCAAATTACCGCTGGAGTCGATACGGGCGCGTTCTAGTCCGCTGGTAAATAACGTTAGAGGCTGTGCATTCGCAGTGCCCACAGTCATTCCTGCTGCATCCGTATAGATATAGCTTGGATTGGTAGTTGATCCAATACGAAGACCGCCACCAGCAGACCCTTTAATATCCAAAGTAGGATATGAAGCGATTCCCGTAGGCGAAGTAGTCCCAATCCCCACATTCCCACTAGCATCTTTATAAATCTGCCCTGCACCGATATTCACTACACCAGTACTACCCGTCAGGGTTCCTGTATAAGAGAGGTCAGTGGCGTTGTTTTGTAAACCCACTGTGCCATCAATAATTACTGTCATAACGATCCTTAAAGAACTACCCAGCGACTACCGCTAGATACTGTTATTGCGATGCCATTCGGCACGGAGATTGGCCCTACAGCACTTGCGTTTTTCCCAGTGGGAATCGTGTAGCTTGTAGTGACTGCTTGAGAGTTCTGGACAAACACCTCATCCGATCCACCCCCTGTAGCGCCACCACCCACTGATCCCCAGCTTGTGCCAAAGACTTCTGGCTTGTTGATGCTGGTGTTGTAGCGAATTGAGCCTGCTACTGGTGAGGCATCACGCTGTGCTTGTGTGCCAGTAGGGAGTTGTGCAGAGCCTGTGCTTGAGGTCTGGCTGACCTTCCCAGCCAAGGCTGGCAGGTTGGCAACAGCGGTATTGATGTTGCTGCTGTTGGCGTTGACCGCGTTGATGTTTGTAGCGTTGGCGTTGACCGCTGAGACCGCTGCGGAGATTCCTGCTACCGATGTGACGTTGGCTGAGATGCCAGCGACTGTGCTGATGTTGGTAGCGTTGGCTACTGCCGCGTTGATGTTGGTGGCATTCGCTACCGCAGCATTGATGTTGGTGGCATTCGCTACTGCAGCATTGATGTTGGTAGTGTTTCCTGCGACTGTCGTGACGTTAGCCGAGATGCCCGCTACGGTTGTTACGTTGGCTGCGATGCCTGCCACGGTGGTGACATTGGGGGCTACGCCCGACACCGTGGTGACCGCGGCGTTGACGCCGGCGACGGTGTTGATGTTCGTCGCATTGGCAACCAGCGCGTTGATGTTCGTGGCGTTGTTGGCCACGGCCGTCACGTTGGCGCTATTGGCTATTGACAGCGCTGCGCTGGCCGCGGATGCTGCGGCGCTGTTACCTGCTGCGGTCGTCAGCACTTGTACGGTATTGACAACGCTTGCGAGGTAAGCGCTCGGGTCTGTGCCGCTGGAGATGCTGACCTTAACCGTCCGGCTGACCTGCTCGGCCAGCTGCTGGATCTGGATCGTCGCCCGGTCCAATGCGGTGTTGATAACAGCCGGATAAAAACCGCCTGCATTTGTCAGGTCCAGGCTTTGCAAGTTGGCCACTTGGCTGGTGGCCGTCAGTGTGTAGCCTGTCGCCGGCGCCACCAGGGCGGTGATCGTGCCGCCTGGGTTAGCGTTCTGGTCGGCATTGAGCACGACACTGTAGTTGGTGCCCAGCGTCAGCGTGGACTCGACCCCGGTGGATGTGATGGCCAGCACGACCAGAATGTCGGCAGTGCTGAAAACCTTAAAAGCAAACGGGAAGGCCACCGTCACGCCGTTGCCGGTGAACGGGCCAGCCTTGCGGGTGGAACTAGAAATAGTCAAGGGTGTACTCCGGTGGTATGACGGGCAGTGTGGCCCGCCATACCCCGGTTACGCGCACCCTTCGCGGCGCACCCTTCGCGGCGCTTAACGGCGCTTAACGGCGCTTAGCGGCGCACCCTTGTCAGTCCCTCGGCGGTGGCCCCAGCAGCATGGCGGTCGGCGGTGCCTCGCCGTTGCTCCACGCTTGCCACCCGCGGTAGCTCCGAAGAATCTGCACGGTCGGGATGCCGGTGGCCGAGCCCATCAGGCGGACCGACGCCATCGCGGCCGCCTCGTCCGCCTCACCCTGGCCGACTTGTTTGCCGAACTTACCGATGTCACCCACAACACGGCCGACCGGCGGGCCGCTGTAGTCGAAGCCGGACAACATGCCACTGGCTTCGCGCAGGCCCATCACGGTGCCAAGCAGATAACCGCCTTGCCACTCGAGCAGCTTTTTCATCCATGTTTCCGTGTCATCGTCGTCGCCCCCTCCGCTGCGCATCAGGTCAAGAATCAGCGCTGGCCCAATCGCCGGAATGACCATCAGCATCATCATGTCAGCCAGCCAACCGGCGATTGCCAGCGGGTTTTTAAAGTCAGTTGCGCCAGTGGATTCGGCGGCCAAGTTGTAGGTTGTATTGAAGTAGCTGTAAAACATCGACAGCATCGGGTGCTTGCGCTGAAGCTCGGCCAGATCTTGCGTCTGCCCACCGCCCTGAGAGTCCACCACACTCTGGTCAGCTAAAGCCACCGCAGTGGCTTCGTCTTGGCCGCCGGCCAGTGCCTTCTCATAAGCACCGATCCAGGTCGGCACGTCGGCCACCATCTGCATTTTCTGCATCAAGATGAACAGGCTGGCGTCATAGATCTGCCGCGAGCGCGAATGTCCCTGACTGACCCGACCACGAATCTCCCGCAGCTCTCGATTGAAGGTGGTCGAGCGTAAGCGCATGAAGTCCGACTTCTCGCTAATCCAGGTGTTCGAGCTCTCAAACCGCACCGCGTCGCCGCCCCAGCGTTTGAGCCCCTGCAACACATGACGGGGGCCAATCCGCACGACAGACTGCGCCAGGCCGAACGGCTGCATGAAGGCGGTCGTCAGTGAGAAGCCCATGGTCGAACGTGAGATGTTGCCGCGCAGGTGCAGCAGCGCCTGGTCCATCTTGGTCTGCGGCACCATGTCGGCAGTTGCAATAGATTGCAGCCCATCTTTCATAGTGCGCAGCACGTACTTACCGTAATGGTTGCGGATCGCGTCGTTGATGGGCTTCGCGTCTAGCAGTCGGTTAGCGTCAATCAGCCACTCGTGCCAGGCCAAATCGTGGACCACCTCGGAGATGTGCTGAGTGATGACGTCCAGCGTCTTCTTGACCGGCCGCTTCACGTCCTCAACCCGTGCCTTGGTGTGGCCGCGCCGGGTGGTAGCGCGGGTCATGGCGCCGCGCAGCATGTCCGTCGCAATGGCGGCAGCATCTAGTTTTTCAGCACGGTCATCGCGGTTTGAGTCGTACTTGATGGGGTAGTAGCCGCCGTTCATCTGCACGGTACTGCCATCGCTGGCGGTGGTGCTGAAGGGTGAGCCTTCCACCTTCTCCGGCACCAAGCCCGAGACTCGTTTTTGTTTCTCAGCGATCTGCGGCCAGAAGGTGTTGATGTAGGCCCATGCCTCATTGACAAACTTCAGCTCGACTGGGCTCAGCGTTTGCAAAATAGCCCTTACTTGGCTTTCGCTCCAGTTGTCGCCTGCCATGACCCGCTGGCGGTTTGTCGCGTTGCCCCAGTTCAGCGCCACCGACAGCCGGGCGCCACGGGTCAGACTCGCGTCAATGGCGGGGATATAACGCTTGTCACCATGCACGCCCCCCTTGAGTTTCAGCAGCGGCGCGTACATTTCGGTCAAACGCACCGTGGACTGCTCGATCATCACCGCCTCTGCGGTGCCGGCCGCGTTCATGGTGCGTCCCAGAATGCGCCAAAGCGGCCCAGCATCTTTGTTGCCATCCATCTGCCTGAACAGGCTGGCCAGCTTGCGGTGACCGGCAGCAAAACCTTCGAGCCAAGGCTTCACGCCTTTGGCCTCTTCCAGCTCAACCGGCCGCTGGGCACCACCGTTGTCAATGATCGACGCGCCCGCCTCGGCAACGATCACGTCGAAGTCGCGCTTGTCTTTGGCCGTCAACAGCCTGCGCTTAAGCCGGCCCAAGTACTCTATTTGTTTGATGGTGTCGCGCAGGCCGCGCACCTCCTCGACCGTCATGTCCTTAAATGACTTGCGATTCGCCTCGTCCATCAATTCGGCTGGAATATCAGCCTCCAGCCCGAGCTTAGCCTGGTTGTCCACCCACTCCGCCAACGACTTGCGCTTGTCCAGCGCTTTTTGCGTCGTGCTTGCACGCAGATCGAAGCGCTCTAGCAGTACCTCGATCTGGCCCTGGTAATCAGGGTCCAGCGTCTTGCTTGTCGTGTCGAACTTCTTGAAGTATTTAATGGCCTTCTTAACTTCCTCTTGCGCAGCGTAGGCCGCCTTGGTGGCGTACATGTTGACCAGCTGGTTGCGCTTGTGCTCAGCCTGCTTGGGCACATCACCCTTGGCTGCGGCGGCGGCTTTGCCGGCACGCACCTCGGCAGCCGCGTACTGTGCCGGACGAATGTCTCGCACCTTCAGGCGCGCAATCACGGTGTTGCCGTATTCCTTGGCCGCAGCAGTGAGCACATCGACCGTGTTCTTCTTGCCAGGCTGCTTTTCTCGGACCGCCATGGCGTGCTGCAAAGCGCGCAGCTCAGCGGCCACAAAGCGCACGCGGGCGTCGTTGTGAATGGCCATGTCGGCAGCTCGCTCCAAGCCGGCAGGCGTGGCCAAGTCGCCGTGCTCTTCCAGCATGCGCTGGTCGGTGCGGCCCTCGATGGCAGACTTCGGCGGCTCAGCGGCCAGCAGCTTTTTAACCAGCTCGTCAGCGGATTGGAAGTCAAACAGCTCAGCGACGATCTCAGGGTTCAGACCCGTCTCGTCGCTGGTCATGCGCAGCTCGGACAGCTTGCGCCAGATGGCGTCGTCGGCTGTCCCGTACATATCGCGTAGGTCTTGCGTGCGCAGCTTGCCAAAACCCATGTCAGACAATTTTGGGGTGTCCAGCGGCTGGTCGCCGTAGGCGGCTTCCATGTCGTGGGTGATGGAGTACCGGTCCACCCCACGGCGCTGGTCATCAAACAACTCTTGCAGTTGCTCCATGCTGGTCTGGTCGTTGCGGCCCTCAATGATGTAGCCCTCTTCCACCAGGTACTCGGCCATGGCGTCCATCGAGCGGCCGCCTTCTTTGCGCACCACCGGCGAGCCGAAGACACCGGACTCTAGCTTTTCCTTTTCGTCAATGCCCCACTGGCTTTTGACTTCGGCACGGTTCAACCCGCCCAGCTTGGCAATGGCGGTGAACAAGTTATCGACCGCCGGGTTAACGCCCTTGGCCTGGCCGACAGGCTTGTCACCTTTTAGCTGGTCGCCGGCCTTGGCCGTCAGGAATGTCCAGGCGCGGTAAATCGGCTGGCTCATTACTTCGGCGCGCACTTCGCGGGCAATCTGCGCCCGCAGTGCGTTGTGTTGCTTCTGCAAAGACTTCAGTGTCCGGCTGCGTGCGCGGCTGAGCCACTGCATGTCTTTCAAGCCCTTGGCTTGCAGCTCGTCTACCGCGTTCATGGTCGCCTGCGTGCCCATGTCGTGATACAGCTTGTAGGCTTCTAAGTCCATGCCCGCCTCTTCGGCTGAGCTGAACAGCGGCCCCATGTTGCGGGCAGCTTCTGACGCCTCGATCTGGTCACTGGTGGCCAGCATGCGGTCCATCACGGCGCGCACTTCGTCGGACAGCTCCACGTTCATAGCCTGGCTAATGTCAGCCGGACCAGCGTTGACCGACTTGAGCACGCTGCGGTACACGTTCACCAGCCAGCTGCGAAACGTCTGGAACATGGTGGCCAGCTCGATGCTGGGTGACTTGCCTTCAAAGGCGTAAGCCTCAAAGCCCCGCGCCCACTGCTCATGGTGCGGCCGCTTTTCGTCAGCGGTCATCAAGTACCAGGTGTCGATGGCTGAGAGCTCCGGTGAGCCCTTGACACCCATCCAGTCAAGCGTCTTGTTCATGTCGTCAACAATAGAGCGCTCGCCGTCGGTGACAGTCTCACCCTGGCTAATGCGCGCCGAGATCTTGGCCGCTAGATCAGCCTGGACTTCGAGGAAGAAATGCCCGCCTTCGTGGATGAAGGTGCTTAAATCTGCGGCCTTGAACATCGAGATGATGCTGGCCTGCTGGGTGATGTCGTTGGCGAAGGCGATCTGGCCGCGTTGGTCTTGCTTAAGAATGTCCTTTTTACTGCTATCGAATTTGCCCTTGTTGCCGATGGCACTTTTCACCTGGGTCTCTGCGAACGGAATGTAGACCGGCGAGACGATGGCGCCGCCCCCTTTGCCTGACCAATCCACAATTCCGTCGTAGCCCATGGCCTTGAATATGTCGGTCACTTTGTCAGGGATTGAAGTCCAGACAAAAGCCGCCGAAGCGTTGGCAAGGTCGGTGTAGTTGGCCACCCATTCTTTGAGGGTGCGGGTGTTTTTGTCCCACATATCCGCACCGCCACTTGCTGCACGGCTTCGGTCTTTTTTCGCCGCTGCCTTCAATGCGTCAATCACGGCCTGCGGCACGTCGCTGGTCACCAGCGGGTTCTGCATTTCGATGTAGGTTTTGTAGACAAACGGAAACGCCGAATGGGGCGAGTCGTAGGTGATGTCCTTGACCGGAAAGCCTGCAAGTTGCAGCACTTTCATGAATTGCTCTTCGTCGTTGAACAGGTTGCCACTGTTCAGCCAGTCTTCGACCAGCGCCTTGAGGGGATTACCTTGCTTGTCATAGCCGCGCTGAGTCTGTTGAAGGTTGTAATCGTAGCTGCCCGTGCCGTTGGTGCGGCCTTCGTCGCCCAGCACAATGGCATTGCTACCATCTTCGTTTTGATCTTCGCCGTAAGTTACGCGGGGTGCCAACTCGGAGATTTTTGTTTTTTGTTCCGTGGTGAGTACGTACCAAGCGCGCACCAGATCAATGCTTGAGCGCTGACCCTGCGGCTTGAACTTGAACCAATTGGCGTAGTCCTGATCTTCGTTGGCTAGACTGGTGTCGGCCTTGCCTTTGGCATAGCTGCTGGCCAGCTCGGGGTTGGACGTGAAGAATGCCATGGGGCCGGATGTGGCCCGCTTCTTTTGGAACACCGTACCCACCCGGTCAGGGCGTGCGGTTCCGTGATAAGCCTCAAGGACTACCTTCTCGCCGGTCTTGAATTCATGGGTTTCGGCCGATGCACCATCCACCAGTGGGGCGTCGTTACTCCAACGCTTGAAGGCGGGCGTTTCGGTCTGTAGGGGTGACTGATTCAAAATGTTCGGGTTGGTGCCGTCGAAGTTGCCGTTGTTGCCGATGGCGCTTTTGATCTGGGTTGGCTCGAAGACAAGAATCTCATGAAAAGCCCCGTCAACCTCATCGTTGAAAATAACACCGTCGTGGCCAAGCGCTTGCAGCTCGTCTTTTCTCGCCTGGTCAACTTGGGTTATCTCGGCGTAGGAATTTGCAATGTACGGATTCTGAATTGACAGGTAGGCGGCGACAGTTGGGTTACCGTCGCCCCGCGGGTAGCTGGCCGCGTAGGCTTTGTCGGCACTGAAATACGCGCCAACTTGCATGCGCTTGTAGCCCTGCCGCTCAGAGACATCGAATGTGTCGAGCCCCTCAACATTCTCACGGCCGTGATAAACCACCAGCGGCTTGCCCTCAGCGTCCACCACCTTGCTGTCGCCAAACCACTTTTTAAACGCTGCCGTGTCGGTCTGTAGGGGTGACTGATTCGCAGCATCGGCCACCACAGCTTGTGGCTTGCGGTACATGCTGTCGCTGATGGCCAAGTCTTTGTTCTTGCCTTTGTTCTCGACAAACCCCAACGACTTATAAAACGACTTCAACCGTGGCACTGAGCCGCCAAAATCTTTCGATGGTGACAGTGTCAGGGTCTTCCCGGTGGCGTCGGCATGTGCCGCCAGCTCATTCATCACTTCGGTGCCGACGCCCTGGCCTCGTTGGTCTTGCGGCAAAACAATGCGGGACACACTGATCGTGTTATCGCTACCGCCGACGTCCAGCTTCAGATCAGGGTATTTGCTTTCGATGCCCGCCACCACTTCAGATGTGCTCATGGCCGGCTGCCCCAGCACCTGCGCACCGGCTTGCGTCTGGCCACTAAAACCCAGCTGGTAGGTCTGCGCGAACTGCGGCACAGACATACCGCTGCGAGCTGCCATCACTGCGTAGAAGTTGGCGGCCAGGGTGGCGTACTGGGTGTTCACCGCTGGGGTGAAGCGCTTGACCGCGTTCAACTGGGTCAGCAGCTCAGCCTGCACCTGGTCACGGCCGGCCTTGAACTCGGCATCGTTCTCATGCTCTTTGAGCACCTGCTCGATCTCGGCGTTCAGCTTGTCGCCCTTCTCGGCCATGTAGACCTTGGCGTCGGCTCGGCTCATGCCGCTGGCGTCAGTGCGGGCGTGCTCGACCAAAGCCTGCGAAAACGCGCTGCCCGATTCGGTCAAGCTGCCGGCTAAAAACTCACCCGTCGGCACCACCAGGTCGGCGCCGCTTTGGGCCTGGTCCAACTGACTGGCCAAGCTCGGCATCACTTGCGCCAAGGCTTGCAGATCGACCCCCGCCTCAACCAGCTTGGCTGAATCCAAATAGACATTGGGCGTGCCCTCGTCTACCAAGTCCTGCGCGTAACTGGTCAGCGTCTCAGGGCTGCGCTCAAGCAGCTTGCTGGCCTGCATGGTGGTCTGCATGGCCTCCAGCACAGAGGCGTGCTGCTCGGCTTGTTGGCCTTTGCGCTCTGTTTGGTCTGGGTCAATCAGCCGGTCGATGCCGCGCACGACACCGATCTGCGCACCGCCGCCCACCAAGGTGGCAATGATAGTTTCCGCAATAGCTGCCGGCTGCTCTGAAACGAAGTCAACAATCGGCTTGCCGGGGTTGACATTCATCCACTCGTTGAAGTTTTGCCAGAGGGTGGCGCCAATCTCGCCGGGCACTTCTTTCACCACCTCATAGCCAAACAGCTTAGCCGCACTCGCGCCCGCCTTGACATTTTTGAGGAAGCCCGCAATGCCTAAATACTTTTCAGTCACGACTTCAGCGACAGCATCCTCGATACCGTAGGCCGCTGCCTGGAATGGGCTGACGCCCGCGGCCCGTGCTTTGCCGTAAGACTCGCCGCCTGTCGAGACGCCCATCACGCCCAGCAAGGCGTTGATGCTGGCGTTGCCTGCGCTCTGAGCCAAGCCCAGCGGCGCCAGCAGCAGGCTTTGACCGGCCGACTGCAAGCCAGACATCGCCGCCTTCTCAACAAAGCCAGCGTCCTTACTCATGCCCATGACGTTGGCAGCTGTGTTCTGCGCTGTCTTTTGCTGCGCCAGGAAGAACGTCTCAGGCCCAGTCGTCCCAACAATCTGGCGGCGTGGTGTGTTCGTGACAAAGGCGGCAGCGTCGTCAATCGACTGCGTGATCTGGTCACCAATACCGCCAACGGCCGCAGCTGCGCCCCACAAGCCGGACGCCAAACGCGGCGCACCAGATGCCAAAGCCCGCACCGTTTGAATGCTGCCGCCAGCCGGTGCGTCGGGTGCGTTTACCAGCCACTTTGCGGCCGATGCAATGGCAGACAATGGGCCACTGTCGTCATGGGCCAGCTTGGCAAAGTCGGCATCGCTGTACTTGAGTTGGAGCACCGGAGACACCGCTGAGTCATCCGTCACCCGCTTGATGGCCGCACTGCGCTCAGCCTCTTGCGGGTTAACTGCAACGACGCCCCGCGGCTGGTCCAAATAACTCGCTATCTGGTTTTGTCGAGCTACCTCATCCGGGTTGGCTGCGACTGCCCCGCTGACGGTAGCGCGAAAGCGGGTGCGCTTGCCCTCCAGCTCTGCCCGAATGATCGGGTTCATGTCATCGGCCGGAGCCCCCATGGTGTCGCCCATCGGTACGGTCATTGAATCATTGAGTGGCATCAGGTAATCCAGAAAGTGGGCTTATTTCTTTGAGGTACAGGCGTCTTAGATTCCCCTCTGTGGGGCCGTAATCTTTGTCGCCGGTTTTTTTATAGGCATCGGCCAAGTCTTTGAGCAGACGCACCCGCATCGCCGCAGGAACAACTACTCGGCTGGCTTGACTTGGGGTGAGGGCCATCGCCGGTTTTTCGCTGTTGATCCAACCATTGATAGTCACAACCTTGGCTGCCTCGTCACGCATGAACTGGGTTTTCTCCTCAGTCGTCAGCGGACGGCGCAGCGCCTGGGCTTTGCTTTGCAGGAGGATGTCCACCCGGTTCTTGAGGTTGCCCAGCATCGCTTTTGTTTCGCTGTTGCCGGTCCGGTAGGCGTCAATATCGAGCACATCAGTCACTACGGCTTTAAAGGTCGAATCGTCTATCCGGGCGGTCAGCTTGGCGTCTTTGTTTTGCAGCATGTCATAGCGGCTGAGCAAATGCTGTGTGCCCTCAAAGCCGTACTTTGTACGCATGGCCTCGACCTCTGCCCGCGTCTTGTTGCCCAACACGTCGGGGTCGCTGTCGTGCAAATAGTCGGCGCCGTTGGAGATCAGCGATAGCTTGTCATTGGCCGTCAGTAGGCTGACTTGACGCGAAGCCTCAGAAGCGCCGCGTGCTGCGCGGGTAGCCGCCTCAGACTCCAGTCCCTTGGTGATCTCATGCCGCTTAGCCTCCGGCAAACCCAACCAGGCCGATGAGCTCTTCACCTTAATCATGCTTTCGCCAGCGTCGATCATTCCGTAAATGGTGTTGATGCCGCCAGCGTTGACTTCGCTTTGCTGTGCGTTGAAGGCTACGGCGCGCTGCTTGATGCTGGTCATCGCGGCATCACGCATCTTGGGGTCGCCTTTGAATGTTTCGCGCAGCGACTGCTCCATGTCGTACAGGCGTATCGGATCGTTCGGACCCTTGGGCGCAAAGGCTGCCCAAGCTGCATCAGCCCCCGCCTCGCCGCGCACCATCACATCGACCGACTGGATGGCGTCATGCAGTGCCACCCGGTGCGGCAGCGTCAGCATGGTGCTGTTGGCGTTGTAATAGCCAAGCGCTTCGGCCGACTTGCCGGCGCCCAGCATCCCGTGGATGATGCCGCCAATCATGGGCGACATCAGTTCAGTCCGCAAACCATCAATCAGGGCTTTGTCCTCAGTAGGGTGCCACTTATTGGCCGCCGAGATCTTGCCAACTACGCTGTCAATAGCAGAGGCCGACTGCTCACGCATAGCGGGGTCGCCATAGAGCATGACGCCCTGCTGCTGCGCAGCCAATGCGGTGGCTTTCCAGGTGTCAGCCTGAAACTGCTTTTGCTGCTGCAACACATGCGTGCCCAGCGTGCCGTTCATCTGGTTAGCCAGCTGGCCGGAGCTGTGCGCAAAACTCAGCTGCTGCGCAGAGTTGCCCAGCTTGGCTGAGATGTCTGAGCTTATTTTCTTGAGCTTGTCGCCGTACTCGCCTTGCAGGCTCTGGCCGTCCGGCCGCTCAAGCGCATTGCGCCCGGTCGTGCCTAATGCCTCGATCTGCAACTGGGTGCGGGCTTGCACCAGCTGGTTGGTGGCATCGTCCACCCTGACCTGGTTGGCTTCTTCTTGCGCCTTGATCTGGATCTTGGCCATCTCGCCACCGGCCGCGGTCAGGTTTTTACCTAACTGGCTGGCCTGCTCGGCGGCAATACCGCCAGCCGTTGGCCCGCTTGGCATAGCGATCTGGGCATTCGGCATGCCGCTGACTTGCGTCTGCAAGTTGTCATAAGTTGGAACTCTAGGCATTTAACCCCCTGATCCGGCATTGCCGCGCTGATAGAAGTCGCCCATGGGGTCAAATCCCGGTGAAGTGGTTGGCGCCGGTGTACCTACCCCCGCGTTCTTCAGCCCATACCAACTGGTAGCCACTGACGCCGCACTGCCGACAAGAGACGTCATGGCCGACATGCCGGGGTTGATAGCGCTGGCCGCCGAGCGCGACGTGAGCGCTTGATTCGATTGGTTAACGCCTTGGATGCGGTAACCCCAGGCCGAGCGCACGGCGTTGGCGTGAATGGTGTTGGCATCAATCTCACCCAATACGTCGGTGCTGGTGAGGACTTGATTGGCGGTGCCCTCGCCCAGCTCAATGCCGTTGGCGGCCATGCTGGCGCGCTGGGCGCCCTTCATGTTGGCCGTGGCGATCATGCTTTTTTGCTCTTCGCGCTGGCCGGTCAGCAGGGTCTGCTGGGCTGCGCTTTCGCTCATGCGGGCGTTGATGTCCGCAAGGTTAGCCTGAAGGCCGAGGGAAATCTTGGAAGATTGGGCGCTGTTGTAAGCCCCGACCGCTGATGAGGCGGCGCCTGCCCCCATCATTGCAAGCGCGTTGCACATGTAGCTGCCCTTTATTTGGTTGGGCCTACTGTGGCCGCTGGCTGGCCAGTTACGCGCACCGCTCAAACATGTGGAACATCTCGCCGTTGACGCCGTAGGGCTGTGCGGGCCGGATGCTGTAGCCGCTGTGCCGCAGCCAGGCAATGCTCCTGGTGTTGCGGGCATCTACAAAATTGAGCAGGTGCTCATACTCGGCACTCCACCGGCCGGCAAAGCGCTTGCCCAGTTGCACGATGTCGCGGCCGTGCTGCACCAGCGTGTCAGTGCCCAGCATCCACGGCGCCGCGTGACCGGCCGCTTGGGGTATGGGTGCTACGCCAAACACGGCCACCGGCTCGCCCGCCTGCGTGGTCGCCACCCAGCATTCCTCGCTGACGGTCACTGACTGCTGCAAGATGGCCAGCATGCCCAAGCCGTCGCCCTGGCTGGCACGCAGCTCCTGCACGTCGGCATCACGCAAGCGTGGCGCCAAGAACGCCAGGTGCTCGCTGGTTACCGCCGCCAAAATGAGCCTGGCCATCACCCCCCCATGGCGGCTTCGACCGTCATCGACACTAGCGTCAGCGGCAGCGGGTCCGACTGCCGTACATAGATCTGCCCGCCGGCCTGCCAGCTCGGCTCCAGCATGATCTCGATCTCGGTGCTGATGAGCGCCGGCGGTGCGCCATAGGCTTCGGTAGTGCGCTGCTTGAACTGCACCAACTTGTCTACGCTGGGGCCGGCAAAGACGCCGGACGACTTGTAAACCCGTAGCCAAACTTTATTGACGTTCTTGACGTGGCCCTGGCCAAAGCTACCGTCTTGCAACTGAGCCGACAGCGGCAGCGTCTGCACATCGGCCGTGATGGGCAGACCAATCTGGACCTTGGTGCAAGCCTGCTCAAGCGTGATCGAGCCGCCGACGACCACCTTCTGAGGAAACACCGCGCCGTTGCCCAGCACGCTGACAGTCTTGCCTTCGAGCCAGCTCAGGCCGCTGATGACCGTGGCCGCTGCACCTGAGTAAGTGGCACCAGAGTCCACAAAGAAGGCGTCGGCCGGGTCGCTGGTCAGCAGCCGGCTGGCCATGCGCTCAACGTAACGCGTGGCCACGCCGTTGATGGTGCGCTTGACGATGACGTAAAGCACGTCGGCACTGCCTTCAGCCACCACGCAGAAGCTCTCAAACAGGCCGTCGGTGTCATGCTGGTGCAAGGCGCCCAGCTGCTGCTCGGGCACGTAGGTCAGGCCCAGCAATTTGCCGTTGGAGCTGACGGCCCAGACCAGCGGCTGGGGTGCTTTGCTGTAGACCATGTCCACGATGTCCAGGCCGTCGAACAGGTGCGGAGCGCGCAGACTCAAGTCGCCGGTGATGTAGCCACCGGCTTGAAAGTTGTAAGCCATCTCGCGCAGGTGACCGCCGCGGCTGGCTGCATACAGGATGTTGTTGTTCACAATCACCGGCTGCACGTTGTTGGCGCCTACATAGGACTGCGGCTTGACGCTGATCGAGGTGGGCGTGATGGCGTCAGAGTTGACAGATGTCACCCGCCACTCAGCGGCCGCTGTCAGCAACACCAGGTTACTCAGCGGAACAATGTGCCGGATGGTGTTGGCCTCACGCGCTGCGACGCGGATGTTGATGCTGTCGTCATCCCGCACGGGGATCGAATATGTCAGGTTGGACTCGGTGCCTGAGCGCGTCATGCGCAGGTTTTGCGGCTCGTTGGTTGACCCGGCAAAGCAGCGCCGCTGCTCAAAGTAAGACACCGCGCCAGGGTAGTAGCCGGCCGCGTTGAACGGGTTGTTCACGATGGGCGGCGTCTTGCCTAAGTTGGCCGTGATGTTGTCGTCTTTGAAGGTCAAGCCGTCGGTCTGGCCGATGTAGCCAAACAGACCATTGCTTTGCTTGTAGACGTTGTATCGGCTGGCGCCGGTGCTGCTCCAGCTGATGGTCATGTACTGGCCAGTGACCAGCACGTTGCCGGTGCCGCTGCCCGCGGTGGATGATGCCGACTCTTCCAGACCCGTCGCCCCGACACTGGTCACCGCATAACTGTAGCTGGTGGTGCCTGAGCCGGTCGGCGTCACGGTCGGCTGGTTGGGCGTTGTCAAGTTAGATACAAAACTGATGGCGGTCAACGTCCAGTTGGTGGCGCCCAATCGCTTGAGCTCGCGGGGTGCGTAGGTCGGATGCACCAGCGTCAGCACGTCAGCGCTCTGCACAAAATGCAGGTCAAACAGATCTGCCTCTGCGTACGGCGTGACCACCTCATAAGGCACGGTGGCCGACAGCAGAGTGGCGCCCATGGTGTGAAAGCGCACGTAAAACTCACCAAACTCCAGCACCATGGTCTGGGTGGTGGAGTACGTGAACGGCACCAGGCGCGTGCGCTTGGCTGGCGTCTTAACGGTGTTGACATAGGCAAAGCCGGCGCGGTTGGCGACCGGACCATGCGGCAGCACGATCATGTTGCGGCAGGTGGCCAAGCCGGATTGAAACTTGGCGTCTCCAATCTGCCCCCAAAACTCAGGCGTGACCTCGCCCCCTGAGAACGCCATGGTCAGCTTGCGGGTACTCATCGGGCATTCATCCAGCCGACCTGCTGCCGCGGGCTGGCGCGGCGCTGCGAGGCGTCCGAGTCCGTGGCCTTGGACAACCAAAAGGCAAAGGTCTTGACGCAAGCCTGCCCTGCCGTCATGCCCGCCTCACCCTTGAGCACTGGACCCGATAGCTTGGAAGCCAGCAGCCAGCCCAAGCACTCGACAAACAAGGGCGAGAACTTGCTGGTGTCGATCACCTGCATGGTGTAGCGCAGCACGGCGTCAGCCTGGTTGGTCAAGATGATGTCGTTGCCGGCGTCGTCAGTCTCCGGGCTGAAGTCTTGCGGGGTGTAGGCGCCGCCCACGGTGTTGCGGGCGTAGTCGTTGTCATAGGCTTGCGCGCTTGACTGCATGCTGGAGCTGTAGTCGTCCGTTGCATCGGGCGCCAGCACTGAGATCAGGTTGACCGCATTGGACGGCAGCGCGTAGCAGTAGCGCCAGGTGGTTGACGGGTTGACCACCGCGGCCAGCGTTGCCCGACGGGTAGCGAATGACCACGGGTGCATCTCCAGCAAGGCGGCCAGCGCCATGGGGTAGAACCGTGCGCAATGCTCGGCTTGGGCTGAGCCCTCGGGTGGGTCAATGCTGGACACCGTGGCGCTGTCGCCCAGATGGCTCAGCGCTTGGTTGCAAATATCGACGACGCTGGCCATAAATTCTCCAAAAAAGAAAAGGGGCACGCGGCCCCTTCTCAAAAAACTTTACAAGCATCAGGCTGGCGGGGTTACACCAGGCTGTCGGTTTTCTTACGGGCCGTGCCCGTCGCTGAGATCAAGCCGTCAGCGAACAAGCCTTTGAGGACGGCAGCCACTGCGCCGGCAAAGGCAGCGGGGTCACCGACCGAGCTGTCGCTGTTTTCAAGCATCATTTGTTTGACTCGGGCTTCATTGCTCAGCACGTATTCAGCGGCCTTGGCACGACCTTCGTCGTCCAATGGCTCTAAGTTCTCAGCTGGCAGGCCGTCGTACTCGACTTCGGCGCCAGCTTGAAATAATTCATTCCCAATGAGGGACAACTCTTTGACTCGGTACTTCGGCATGGTCTTCTTTCAGTGATTGAGGAAGGGTTTAACGGATGGGAGGAAAAAAGACCGCCCCAGCCTTGTGAGCCAGAGCGGTCAAGCCCACTTACAGGACTGCGAAACCAGACTTGTAGAAGATGTTCTTCGCCGATTGGAGGTCTTTCACCAGGGCAGCAGTAACCGACAAAGCGGTGACCGTTGTTCCGGTTGAGATGTAGCGAACACCCAAGTAACGCTTCGGTGCGTAAGGTGCAGCCTGGTCAACGCCCAGCGGAACCAACGTGCCGACCGGCAGCGAGGCGATGGGGAAGGCATCGGTCTGGTTGATGACCTGGACGTTGCTGGTGAGAGCTGCGTCGTCGGCTTGGATCAACTGGAACTGAACCGTGGTGGCCGTTGCTGGCGCCACCAAGATGCTGAAGGCGACTGCAATGTCATTGCCCGAACCCAGATCACCGGCTTGGTTGCCGCCGAGTGTCAGCGGGCCAAGATCCATGGTGTTGGTAGAAACAGCGCTGTTGGTCGTGACCAATTGGCCAGTCAATGCGCCCGTTGCCGAGACGGCGCCGGAGAGGAAGGAGAAGTTGTCGAGGATCATGATGTTTTCCTAAAAATATGGGGGTTTGAAACAGGGGCCGAAGCCCCGGTTTGCTTTAGACCACTCGGCTTTCGGTGTTGAGCAGCTGATCGACCTTGCGCAGCGGAACACCCAAGAACTTGGTCAGCGCGTAAGGCGTGCCGAACTGGGTCAATGCGGCTTCAATGGACAAAGCAGCGTTCGACTTGTTCAGTGCAGCGACGCGCAGCATCGAGTACACGGTGCGGTTGGCGTAGAAGCAAGCGCGGCCCATGGACAAGTTAGGCACGCGGTCCAGCGAACGGCTCATCAAGTTGATGATCTGCGTCGCGGCCGTGGCTGCTTGAGTAGAAGACTGGCCAGTCAAGTCGCTGACGTTGATGTTGGCAATACGAGCCACATAACGCCAGTCTTTGACCGCAACGCCGTTTTTCCACTGATACAACGCACGCATTGCCTGGAAGAAGTTGTTGTTGCTGTCAGGCACTGACTCTTCGCCCAGATCCTGGTGCATCAAACCGGCTTTTGTACCCTTTGGAAACGGGCAGAAGACCGTGTTCTCGCCCCAAACGACCAGGTAGATCGAAGCGTTGTTCGAGCCCGTACCACCAGCGTCCAAGATGTTGGCACCATTGCCAGCGGTCAGCGAGCTGTAGCGAGTTTGCAGGCCCAAGAACTGACGCGGGTCGGTCGCTGGGTTGCCGTAGAACATGGCGCCGGCCATGGTTTGGTTCATCGCCTCGATGAAGGCCTGGTCTTCCGACAAGCGGAAGGCAGCAGTGTTGCCATTGAGCTTAGCCAGCTCGACGTCGATGTGCGAACGGGCTTCCAAGATGCCGCAGGCTTCGTCAATCTGGGTGGTGGTGGACTTGGAAGTCGGCACGCCCTGGTTAATCATGCGGTAGAAGACTTGTGGCAAGCCGGTGCGAATGGTCAGGCGGTGACCGGTTGGCAAGTTGCCTTCCATGAATACCGCGTCTTCCAAAATCTCATTGGTTTGCGAAAGCAGCTCGGCCACCTTGGGCACTTGGCCGTTGGGGTCGAGACGTTTGGCCCAGTCGGCCAGGGTGAGAGCGCCAGATGCAAGAGTAGCCATGGTAATTTCCTTTTAAGACTGATTTGGGTAGAGGGACTTGGCCGTGTTGGCGCTGGCCGTTGCCGGTCCTGCGCCGCCAGTGACCATGCGGTCCTCACTGATTGCTTTGCCGGCGCGCACCAGAAGGCGAATAACCTCCGGGTGGTTGCCAAGCCGTGAGTCGTTCAGCAGAGTGCGCAGCTCGGGCGTGCCGAAAGCGTCGAGCGCTTTCTTAGCGGACGACAGTGACTCGGTCAGCTTGTCGCCGCCGTATTCCTTGTCGCTCGATGCACTCGCCGCCCAGGCGTCTGAAGCCTTTTGGATGGCGTCGGCTTGACGGGCTTGCATCGCAGGCGCCATCTTGTCGATCACGGTTTGCGCTTCCACCTGGGTCAGCTTGAGATCTTTGGCCAAAGCCGAGAAGTCACTGAGCGCGCCCTCGTCCATCTGCGTACCTTCCGGTGCAGTGAACTCGTACGACTCAGGCGCCACCCTCTCAGGTGGTGCGGCTGGCTCGTCCGACTTGACTTCGGGGTTAGCCGCTGCCGCATCGGTAGGTGCCTGCTGAGTTGCAGCGGCATCAGCCGCAAGCGTCACAGGGGCGCTTGGGGTTGATGTCGATGCGGGGGACGACGTGGCGGCGGGTGTGGTTTGGGCACCGTCAGTCATAAGGGATTCGGTTGTCATTCGCGTGACTCTTTCATCATCGTGGCGTAGAGGTCAGGGCTTGCGGTATGGATCAGAGCCAGGGTGCGAAGACCCTCGTTCTTTCGACCTTCGGCGAACGCCATGGACATGCTGTTGGTGTTGAATGAGAGTTTGAAAACCTCACCCCGCTCCAGCGTGCGCCACAGAATGCGCCGACCGCGCTTAGAAGACATCAACCACCTCACGTCATCAATATCGGCCTGGTCGGCCAGCTGTTCGCGCGTTGCACGCACGGCGCGGACCTTGTCCTGGCTGTCAATATCAAGTGGGTCGTAGTGGTTCACGAAGCGAGATTAAAGGCGGGTGTGCGTGTTACGCGCACCACCCACACGCAGATGAATCGCGGCTCAATCGCCGTAGAGCATGGCCGCCGTGTCCTGGCCGCCGCCCTGCATGATCTCGATGTCAGACAGTTGCAGGCTCAAGCTGATGTCAGGCTTGCTACCTTCAGTCTTGACCTCGTCAGCCTCTTCGACTTCGGCGGTCACCCGTGTGGCGACAGCGCGCACCTTGAGCATGTAGACCGTGCCTGGCGCCGGTGCAGTCGTGATGCCCAGCGCCTCGCATTGGTCATCGCTCAAGTAGATCGTTGGGCAGCAGTTGTAATCAGACATAGCCGTGGCCATGTCGTCGCTCTTGATGTTCATGTCGGCCATGTCGGTGTCCTAGGTGTTTAAGTGGTGTAGCCAGAAAAGGCTTGCATGACGTCGTTGCCCGCATTGCCGGTAGGCGTCTGCACGCCACCCAGCTTGCCAGCAGCGCCTGCCATTTGTTCCATCTGCGCGGCTTGCTGCGCTTGTTGCTGAGCATGCGCACGTTGCTGGCGAATCAGCGCGACCTTGTCACCGGCGACGATGAGCTCAGGGTCAACGCCCAGCATGTCGCTGTACTTGTCGGCCCAGACATCGCTGTCGAACTTGTCCAGAATGTCCGGCTTGAAGCTGGCGATCTGGCCCAGGTTGCCGACGAAGCGGTCAACTCCGTTGGTGGCAATAGCGCGCTGGGCTTGGGCCAGCATCGACACATAGGTCACGTTCAAGTCCATGCCCGCCAGCTCAGGCGGTGCAGGCGGCACGATGCCAGCTGCCAGCATGTGCTCGAAGGTGGTTTCGATCAGCGGGTCCAGCATCTCGGAGTGCAAGCGCTCAACCACCGGCCCCAGCATCAGCATCTTTTCTTCATGCCGCTCAGCCACTTCGGTCGCGGTCATCGCGCTGTTGGTGCCGTTGGCCAGCATCAAGAAAAGATCCGCAGAGAACGCGCCACGAATGCGGCCGCGCACGTCTTGGATGTCACCCAGCAGGTGGCTCAAGTCAATGCGTGCATCGAACGCGGTGCGGATGCCGCCCGCGGGTCCGGCTTGGTCTACAAAGGTGATGCCACCCGGCAGCGTGTCCACATCACGGCCCTTCATGCTGGCCGGCACTTGCAGAGGTGGCTTGGTCAGGTAGTCAATGCCCTGGGCCTTGCGCATTTGCTCATGTTGCAGCTGCTTGATGTCACCCAGCGCGTCCATCGCCGGGCTGTTGCCATAGATGTCGCCGCCGCTGGTGGCCCAACGCGCAGCCAATGCAGGGAAGTTCTTGAAGCCCGACTCACTCAGGTAAGCATCTTTGTTGCCGTTGATCTCGAAGTAGACCGACTTGAAAGCCATGTTCAGGCTGTCGCGCTTGCTGGTGTCGCGGTCGGTGCGCGGCTCGATGGCATGCACGATGGTGATCCACTGGTCCAGGCTGCCCCGGTCCCAGAGGTTTTGCACGGATGTGCTGCACTTGTCGCGGCCAAACTCAGTCACCATCTCGCCCACGGTCTTTTGAAACTCGCGGTACATGGTGACGATCTCGCCCTTCCAGTTCTGTGCCAGGCAGTACTCGCCGGTGGTCAGCGGGTAGTGGTGAATGACGTTCTGGTAGTCCGGCATGATGATGCTGGACATGGTGCCAAAGGCGCCCAGCTCCTCATAGCCCGAATGCAGGCTTCGGTAAGTGTTCGACTTGGCGAAGATGTCGAGCATCAGCTTGGTGACCTGGCTCAGCCAGAGGTTGACCGCCGGCGACTTGTTCAGGTCGGCATCTGGTGTGGCCAGCCTGAACCACGGCCGCGCCGGTGAAGTCATACCGGCCATCATTCCGGCAGCCAGCACACGCAGCGCTTGCGTGCCGGTGTTGTCATAGATGTTGTTGTGCCGCTTCTGGCCGCGGTTGCGGTCTTGAATGAAGAAGCGGCCAGCCCGTGGCAGCACAAAGTCACTGATCTCAGACCAGTGCGCCCACCAGGTCGAGCGCTCAGACTTGAGCGCGCCCCATCGGGTGTAAATCCTGTCGCGTGGTGCGATCTCGGACATGGCTTAGCCGCCCAGCAAAGTGGTCTTGCCCAACGCGGCGCCGGCCGTCATTGAGCCGCCGGTCAGCATCGTGCCGCCACCACCGCCGCTGCCGCCATCTGCACGGCCTACCGTGTTGGTGCCGCCGTTGATGTTTGCGGTCTTGGCTGTTTGCGCTCCGGCGTCAGCGGTTGTTGCTGCTGTCGCAGTTCCGGCGGCTGTAGTACCTGCTGCGGGTGCGGCAGGTGCGGCAGGTGCGGCTTGACCGCTCTCGCCAAATATTGAGCCGAGTAAACCCGTCACGCCACCACCGAGTACGTTAGAAATTGCACCGCACATAGTCAGCTCCCCAATAATGTTTTCTTGCCCAACAACAAACTGTTGGGGTCTACGCCTTGCGAGCCGGTCAGCATCGTGCCGCCGACCCCGCCCTTGGCTGCCAAGCTGTTAGCCGATGACGATGCCGCAATGTCTGGCTGCTTGGCATTGGCTGCGTTGTTGGCCTGGTCCGCTTGGTCAGCTGCTTTGGTTGCTGCTGTCGTGGCTTGGGTGGCAGCCTGTTGCTGTGCGGCAGCCGCCTTCTTGCCTTGGTCGTACTGCATGTAAGTGCTTGCGGCCATCACGGTGACGGCGGCGATCATGAAGCTCATGGGTTTTCTCCTGTCAGCCGCACACGGCCGGTAAGTTGTAGGGGTGCTGCGCGCTCGTTCGTCACCAGCTCCAGCTCAGCGGCTTCAACCGTTGTGGCCTTGCAGGCGTGGAAAGTGGTCCAGACCATGTCCTCCATCACCAGGCCAATGCGCTTGAGGCCAGCTGATTGAATGAAGGTGGCCGGTGCCGTGATGTCCTGCTCAGTGCCATCGGCATTGACCACGCGGACGCGGCCTTGCTGCATCACTGCAATCGAGTCATCCAGGTGAATGGCGCCGGTCAGTAGCGTGCCAGCAGGGACTGAGAACTCACGCGCATACATGCCATTGCAGAACCAGTGCCGCAGTGGTGTATCGACTTGCGGATGTTCGAGCATCATGGCTTCGAGCGCGAAGATCTTGTCCTCAAGCGTGCCACCAGCAGGCAGCAGCGACAGCACGGATGCCGTCTCACCCACCATCTCGGTTGCTGTCTCTGCTTGTTCGCTCATGTCAGCCTCGGTTATTCGTAGGCTGCATGGTGGCGGCTGGTCAGCCGGTTACGCGCACCGCTAACCGTTCAGCGACTCATAAGGGTCATACTCCTTGCGCGTCTGCTTGCCGGCAAACTTGGCATGGCCGTCCAGCTTCTTGACCGCGGGGAAGGCGAACGTCAAGGCCAGCGCGTCGGCCAGGTCAGGCGAGCCACCGCCTGGCATGCGCTTCTTGATGTCGTCCTTGGACTCCAGCACGATATGGTTGGCCGCGTCGTACTTGTAGGTGGGTGTGGCCAGCTCCAGCTTGAGGCCGTTGTCGTTCGGGATTGAGCCGCCGGCCTTGATCCAGTCAGCCATCTCATGCCACATCTCGGTCCGCTTGTTCACGTAGCGCATGTTCGATGACTTGCCGCCAAAGTTGACCTCGATCACGTCATAGCCCAGCTGCCTGAGCCGGTCGATCACGCCAGCACCGGCGCCCGCGTCAATGAAGACAGCGTCCGGCTGCCACTCCTCAATGCGCGCAGCCACCCGGCCAGCCAGGTCCATGTTGTCTATGCCGCGAAACACCTGGGCGTTGAAGGCCACCAGACCCTGGCGAGAAAAGATCACGCTGCGGTCATTGCCAAAGCGCGCCGGGTCCACGCCCAGAATCTTGGGTGCGTAGTCCATGCTCATCGGCGGGTAGATCTTGTGCGCAGCCGTCTCGGCATCGGTCAAGCTGAGCAGCTGGTCATCGCCTGCCGCGCTGAAGTCGCACAAGAACTCACGCGCAAAGGCAGACTCAGCCATCATTCGGCGAAGCCTGGCCACCTCATCCGGGTCCAGCGCGTCGGTGTCGTAGACCGTGTACCTGGCAGACGCCCAATCCGGCTCGGTCTGCGCACGGTAGTACAGATTCGAGAATAAGTTGATGCCCTTGGGTGTTCCGATGAACCAGGCCCAGCCCAGCCGGTCAGCCAGCGCAGGCTGGATGATGTCGTCCCAGACCTCGACCTTGATCTGCGCCACCTCATCGACCACCACGCCATCGAGCCGCACGCCGCGCATGGCATCCGGGTTGTCGGCGCCGAATATGCGGATGATGGCGCCGTTGTGCGGGAAGCGCACCAGCATGTCACCTTCGATGATCTCGATGTGGCCATAGGGCAGCAAGGGCGCCGCCATCTGCTTGAGCCGTGCCCAGGCAATCGTCTTGGCTTGCTTGAGGTAAGGCGCCACATAAAAGTACAGCGGCATGTCCAGGGTGTTCTTGACCGCAGCGTCGAGCAGCTTCTTCAGCGCGATCTCGGTCTTGCCCGCCCGCCGGTGCAAAGCCAGCACCACAAAGCGCTTGCCTTGTGCCAGCTTGGCACACTCACTTTGCCACTGGCGCATGGGCAGGCCAAAGCGCACGGCGGCATTGGGCGCGCTCATTCTGGGAACTCAGTCAGCAGCGTGAGATTTCCGCTGTGCGTTTGCTCCACTCTGTCAATGAACAGCCGCAAATGCTTACCCAGTAACTCATTGGCCCGAAGCGCTGACTTGAAGTCACCGTCAGCTTTCGACTCCAAAGCGATGTTATTGATGCGTTGCAAAATAATGGTTGCGTCAAAGCCAGCATCCGCCGACAGCTTCTGAGTGCGTTTGGAAATTTCCTCTTGCACATCTTTACGCTGTAGCAGTCGATAACCCTGCACGGCCGAACCGTTTGAGCTGTAGCCCGCACGAATGGCGGCCTTGCTGGCATCCATGTCCAACAGGTACTCATCAATGAATTTACCGTGCTTGGCGGCTAGCATGCGACAACCCCGACACCGTGCGCCAGCAGCCTTTTGAGAACGACCTCACGACCCCAAGCCTTAACCGTGGTGGCAAGGGCATCTTTTTCATGCTGCCACATCCGGATACCCTGCCCTTTCCCAATATAAAAGATGCGGGAGTCTCGCGGGTCAACCAACTCATAGACATAAAACATAGTGAAAGCGCCGATTAGCAATAGTTAGCCAAAGTTAGCATTTGCACTATCAATTACGCGCACCGTACGCCAAGCACAAGCTACCTGACTGCGTGA